TCTTGAGGATCAAAAAATACTATTCTATTTTCTCTTGAAGGAACTGTCATACCTTTAATGCTAGTATGACCATCACATGTATTCAAAGATAATACTGCTGCTTTATGGTCAAAATCAAAATCAGTATGTGGTGTATGATGAACTAAAGTATCTGTTCTAGGGTATAGATTTACCTTTACTCTAATTAATGCTTTTGCATCTATAACAAACTTCAGTGCTTCAGCAATCCAATATTTGTTACTGCATGGTCTTTCTTGGTCATAAAGCATATGGCAGAAGTAAGCATCCTTTTCTTTACCTTCACCAGATATATCTGGTATACAGAACCAAGGAGTTGAATCCTTATCAAATATATCATCCTGTATTTTCTTAAATAATTCCTTATCTAAGAAGTCATTTACACATTTCATAGTTAAATCTCCAGAAATTCATCATTAAGTGGCATAGATTTATCCTTACCATACCACATTGATATAGTATATCTATCCCGTTTCAAAACATTACTTACCCCGTGTCTAAATTCCATTCCATCAAAATATACTGTCCTACCTGATAATGGTTGAACATCTACACCTTCAACTATAGTATGCCCACCAATATAATCATCATTAATATATGTAATTGATGCACCAGTTGTTGTAGGTCTTGCCCTATCGTGATGAAATCCCTTACATGCACCACAAGGATACTTAACTATCTCTACATTCTGCAGTACAGCAAATCTATTGTCATGGTATACTCTCCTCTTAACATCTTTTACTAATTCATATATCTTTTTATAAGTATCACATTCTGTCTTAACTCCAATACCACCTCTATCCATACTAAGAACTCTTGTTTCATCCCAGACATATGTTTTAAGGAGATTATCCTTAAAGAACTGAATAATCTCTTCTTCACATGGTATTTGAACTTGTGAAATATAAATCATTTGAATGGATCTCCTAAATTCCAACTGACAAGAGAATACCTAGTTCCTTTAGTAACAGGTAGTACTCTATGATATACAAATGATGGGAATACAACTAATGATCCTTGTGTATTCAATTCTTTAGCAACACATTGATCTTTTCTGTTATAATGAAATTCAAGATCACCACCTTCAAACTCACTAGGATCATTTAATAATAATGTAGATGATAGTTTTCTATATTTTCCTCTCATACTTTCATGTTGGTCATCACCATACACATAATGATGTTGATCTGGATGCCATTCATAAAATTGTCCTTCATTATAAATGGTAAACTGCATATTCTCAGTATAATCCCACTGAAAATTCCAACCTGCCATCTCATTTGCTTTTTGAATGAGTGGTTTAACTAAATTATGAACCCAAGGTTCATCTATCCATGAAATATGTGAATCCCTAACCTTTAAGAGATCATTCATTTCTTCTTTAGTATATTCTGATGTTCCTTTAGTCTCTGACCTATTGACTTCACCTTGTCTAATATTAAGATCTTTACCTATATTAATAATACGATCACATATCTCAGGTTTAATAATACCCTGAAAATACCAGTAAGTATAATTTAAGTTCATCTAACCTCCATTAAACTCTGAGTAATCAAAACCTTCTACCTTATAAGTATACCACCCTGTAGTTATATACTTAACTTGGGTTGGTGATGGTACACCTCTATGTGTATGTGTCCAATCACAAGGCCAAATGACAGTTAATCCTTTTTGTGGTTGTATCTTTAGACCTTGATGATACCATTCAGTTTCACCACCATCTGTGACATTATTTAAATATGTCATAAATGTCAAGTGTCTAGTTCCTACTAGATCTTTATAAGTTGATCTTTCAGTATGCCAACCATAAAATCCCTCACCAGGATTATATTTTTGTATATTAAAATTAGTGTTTATACCCCAACCACTATGATTAGTAGAACACCAAGGATAACGTTCAATGTAATTATCGCATACTCTTCCTAATGTGTCAAGATATATTTGTATTCTTTCATCTTTAACCCTTGGTATAACTGCTACATCAGTTGATACTTTATATTCTTCATTTACTCCTTGACCAATCTCTCCTGGTCCTTGGTCTGGACTCTCATCAAAGTACGAAATCAATCCATCACACACTTTATCATCAATAAACCATGCTCCAATAAAATTAGTAGATGGTATTATATACTCCTTCATCCTAAAGTAAATGATATAGAAATACTTTCTTCTGCTAATTGTGATGTCATACCATACATAACTTCACTAGGAAATAAAACTATAGATCCAGGAACACATTTTATTGCTTGATAATTACTACCTTCAAAAAATTTAATACTATCATCCATTGATGATTTGACATAAAAAACCCCAGATACTACAGATCTAGGAAAATTGCGGGGAAAAGCATAATCACCTTTCTTACCTATTTCAGTCCAAACATTATTAAAAGTAATATCTTCTTTATATCCAATCTCCTTTGCAAATGCTATTGCATGTTTATATAACTGTTCTCTTAAACCATCTAATTCAACAACCTCAAATAGGTTCTTTCTTGTATTAGATGTAGAATCTACATTAACTAACTCTGTACGAATAGTTCCTACCTTATCAAGTGCTTGCTTGATATTAGTTTCATAAGTAGGTAGTTTATCTAAAAGTATATTCGGTTCAAAGTAGATTGCTTTCGCAAACCATGATGTAATCATAATAATTTAAAGGGTCATGCTTCCCAAGTGTTAGTAGAGGAATTGTACTGATATACTGCTGGTTTTACAACTTGAGCAGTTTTAGAGACATAAGTTTTTGTCTCATTAGTCCACTCCCATGTGGCAGGAGTCATCTTAGAGTTATCACTATAGTCGGAAGTGTCCGTATAGTCAAGGGGTCCACCCTCATTTGTTGTAGTTTGATTTGCTTGTGTTATGGTATCCCAATGACAGGTATCCTCATTCAAGATTTGATTATTAGGATTAATAGGTGGTGCAATAAAAGCATCTCTCATATAATCATATTTTCCACCAATACTAGCATAATTCTTTCTTAGACATGCTTTCTGATCCCACACAAGGGATCCATCAACTTCTTTTCTATGCCTACCTTTATAAGCATTGTATGATGTTTGTCTCCAATCATATAATGCAGCAGTATCAGGAAATACTTTCTTAAGGAAATCAATACCAATGTATTCCTTCTCTACACCTGCAGCAGTTTGTGTGTCACTATCGGCAACAGCAACAACATCTACGACTGTGCCTGTTCTTTTTTCGATTTTTGCAAAATGTGCCATAGTTTTTACTGATACTTATACTTAATGATTACGATACCTTTACCACCATTACCGCCTTTTGGTTCTGGATACTGACGAGGATCTTGGTCAGCAGCACCTCCACCGCCTCCTCCAAGTCCATCAGTACCTGCATAACCACTTTCAGTAGGAGATAAAGCACCATTACCACCACCACCTGATCCAGCATTAGGGTTATGAGGACCACCTGGATAATTAGCACCACCGCCACCACCTGCATAAGTTACCGAAGAACCGCTAATTGAATTTGCAGTTCCATTTCCTCCATTTGCAGGTCTGGAGTTTGGTCTAGTATATCCATCTTCTCCTGCCTGTGATGATCCACCACCTCCTCCAGAAGTTCCGTTCTGTGAAGATGCACCTCTACCACCAGGATATCCTTGTCCAGGAGTTCCTGTTCCTCTAGGTTGGTTATATCCGTCACCATCAGTTCCAGATCCACCACCAGATCCACCAGGTTGTCCTGGTTTATCCTGTTGACCTCCACCTCCACCGCCAGTAGCAGTGATAGCAGATCCAAAGGTACTATTTCCACCAGGTTGTCCAGCAGAGTTACCAGTTCCTCCAGTTCCTCCACCACCAACACTTACAGGATATGATGTAGCATTAACAGTATAATTATATCCACCAGCAGCAAGCATACCACCAGCACCACCACCTCCACCAGATCCAAAGTTGTTGAAGTCACCAGAAGCAAAACCGCCTCCACCGCCTCCACCAGCAACGACTAAGTAATCAACCTTACCATTTGTTTCATCACCAGCACCAGTTACCGTAAAAGTTGAAGTATTATTAAATGTATGGATTTTATAATTTCCACTTGTAGATTCAGTTCCACCACTTGCAGCAATAAATGACTCTGAAGATCCGACAGCAGATTTCCAGTCAGTCCCATCCCAAACATCAACTGATCCATCAGTTGAATTGTATATCATTTGTCCAGCAGTAGGCGATAGTGCATCCCTTTGCGTCTTTGTATAAGACGGGAGATTTAGCGTACTTGTGACATTAAGCGTTCCAGCATTTACTGTAGACATAGTTAAGCATCAAATGGGTTCTCTGGTTCTGTTGTATTTATAAGGATTATGGGGTGTATGATGAGTCTTCTACAACTATACATCCTTCCCCACCATCAAATTCAGCAGAGTGTGCATAGGCATGTAATTTTCTATCATCATAGACATCACTCCAGATTCCGTTACCACAACAGAAGACATCGTGATCGGGAGCAGATGATCCAGTATTTGCAGCAGCACCTGATTTTTTATAAGCGAAATAAGGCATTTTATTCTACCAATATAAAGTTATTTATTACCATAGATCAATAGGACATTTCATTCCTGGTACTCTCCATTTGAGTTCCATGTAACATCCACATTTCTGACACTTTTTATATATGCTGTCAGGTTTCATAAGAAACTTGCAATTCATACAAATTGCCTTCTTAGTTGCAACATCTATAGCAAACTGTGACTCTAAAGAGTCAATTTTTTTCTGCGTAATTTTTTCGAGTTTATTCTCTTGTAACCTATAAACACTCTGACGCATATCCTCAGCAAATGCCTCAGCATTACTTTCCATAATACCTTGGTCTATCATATGATTATAAGCAAGCATTCGGATTTCTTTTGCCACTAAGTCAATAGGTATGCCAGAATATAGCATATCCTCAGATAAATTTGCAAAATCCATTACATTATATTACTGCTACCCAATACCTTAAAAGAGAAGTTCCACCATAATTATCATTTCTAATTCTATCCGATCCACCACATGGACCACCATTATTATCTTCTATGTGTTCTGTGCATCCAGTACCTTCACACCAACATACAACAGCACCACCAGCAGCATCCCAAGATGCTGAGTTAAATGTATAACTTACATTTGAAGGATAACCAGATGAAGTTGTATTAATAAATGAAGTCTGCCATAGTGTAGCAGATTGTGCTTCAGTTGCCCAGTATCCTAAACTAGTATCTTCATAACAAACCCAGTTGACATCATTCAACCATCCTCTACCAGATACATTTTGATCTATCCACCAACCACTTGTACTATTAGTTCCAAAGGTTGTTGTCTCAATAGAATCTAAGTATCCATATTGATTGTAACTACTATATGAATATGAATTGTGTCTACTTACCAATGCCCAAGCATTAGTAGAACCTATACTACCACCAGCAAACGAATCAAACTTAACATATACTTGTTGAACTCCTAGTGAACCCGTATCAATATAATATATCCCGTCCTCAGTTACACCAGCATCTCTAATAGCTTTAGGAGAAGAAGCAGGGTTAGCAGCAGTACCTGGTGGTTCAGATGATCCAGGTGCAGTATTCACCCAATTATTAGCACTTCCATCAGCATTTGGTGTATACAAATACAAACTACCAGCAGTATTAGATGATTTAACATAACAAACATCACCCACTGTTCCTTGAGGTAAGTTCTCAGCAGGATGTAATGGTAAATTAATACCTACGGTTGAACTTGCGGTTTCTATAGTTAATTTACCTGATGCCATGTTATACTATAACTCCTATGCTTATATTTATACCCCGAAACGAGTTTTAGTTTTATTATAATGTTCTAATACTTGTGCATCAGTCCACACTTCTTCAAACAAGAAAAGTTGAGCAATATCACCTTCATAGTAAATACTGTTTCTACCACCATTATTACTTGTTGCTTCAGAACCATCTCCTATAAATCCCCAACGTCTTGAACCATTTCCAAAGTATGAGAAACTATAACTATGAGTTCCATCTAAATTACCATCAAGATAAAATCTTATGTTGTTACTACCACTAGCATTATTAACAGTACAAACACCAAAATGCCAGTTACCATCATTTGCAGGTGTATTACTTACAATATCATAACAACAAGTTACGTTAGATCTACCAGCAAATTGTAGTTTGCCATGCTGACCAATGTTCCAACCTATAACTTCAGATCTATCCCAGTCATACCATGACCAGTTATCAAAGTCATAACCTCCACCTGAGTTTGGTGATCCATATGAAGTTCTAAACCAACAACCTTGTGTAAATTGATATAACCGACCATTATTATTAGGACCATGTGATCCACTACTACCAAAATTTAAGTCTCTTATCCAACCATATTGGTTAGATCCATTAAAGTTCCAATACCCAATAGATCCATCACCACCACTTACACTTGAAGTATAGGTAGGACTATTAACCATTTCACAATTAGCATTACTTAAATTAGGATGACATTTCTTAGTTTGCCATGTACTACCACTTGTCCATTCTGGAGCACCATCCCAAAAACATTGTATATTACTATCTGCTGTATCAAGATCAGTATATGGTGCTGCGGGTTCTTCAGTTTCTCCCTCACCATCATCCCCACTAGGATCAGCAACAGGTCCACCCTTTACTTTCCATTCAGTTCCATTATACCATTCTAATTGAGATGAATCGGTATTATATCTTATCATACCAGCAGTAGGACTAGTTGGTCTTTGACCAGTAGTTCCTTTTGGTAAACAAAATTGTGATGACCCAGACTCAACTTCAAGTGTGCCATTAACATTAATATAAGCATCACTAGGCATCTGAACCCTGAAATCAGTGGTCTCGTGTCCTCTTAGTTCGTTGACGTTAATAGTGCTCATTCTTCAGATAGATTCTTCCATTCAGTTCCATTATAAAATTCTGCTTCAGTAGTAGTTGTATTCCAACGCATGTAACCTGCCTGTGGTGAAGCAGGACGTTGAGCAGTAGTGCCACTAGGTAACTGGAATGCACCAGTCCCTACCATATCTATAGTACCTTCAGATGCTATTCTTAATTTATATCCAGGTTCAATAGTAATCTGATTAAGATTTGTTGGCGTTCCCTGTAATTTTCCAAGTTTAATCTGACTCATTATACACCCACCCTTGCTCTAGTTTTAGTATAATGATCTAATACTTGTGCATCAGTCCATTTAATTGATAATAGGAATTGCTGTGCTATGTCACCATCATAGTAAACATTGTTTCTAGAACCATTTTCTCCACCTGCTTCTGAACCATCTCCAATGAATCCCCAACGTCTAGTTCTTGCCCCAAAGTATGAGAAACTATGACTATGAGAACCATCAGGTTGTCCATCAACATAAAATCTTATTCGACTATCAGCAGATGATACAGTGCAAGCACCAAAGTGCCATTGACCATCATTACATGATGTATTACCAGTTATATCATAATAACCACCAGCGTTACTATAACCAGAGAACTGTACCTTTCCAGTTGTTCCAATGTTCCATGATATAACTTCTGATCTATCCCAGTCTAACCATGACCAGTTTCCAGAGTCCCAACTAGTACCACCTGGTGAACCATAAGAAGTTCTAAACCAAGTTCCCATAGTAAACTCTGATAACCTACCATTATTACTAGGTCCGTGTTGTCCACCTTGACTATAGTTAAGTTCTCTAATGTAACCATACTGGTTAGATCCATTAAAGTTCCAGTATCCCATAGTTCCATCACCACCACTAATCGCTGAGTTCCAACTAGGACTATTCTGCATTATGCAGTTAGCATTAGATACATTGGGGTGTGCTGCTGATGATGACCATGTATTTCCAGAAACATTTGCAGGAGCACCATCCCAGAAACATTCTATTCTATTTGCAGGAGCATCAACATCAAGATATGGACCAGCACTTCCACCACCACCTTCTTCAGAAATATCTGTTACTATTTGCCATCCATTACCAACATAATATTCCATCTTACCACTATCGGTATTAAAACGTATAGCACCATCTTGTGCTGCTGGTGGTCTAGTTGATCCACCACCTGCAGGTACGGGAAGATACTGTTGATTGAGTAACTTTACTTCCGCACTCATCTCAAGAGTATCCACTACGTCGGTTCTGAAATTAGGAGACAGACCACGAATAGTGTTTACTTTTAATTCCATTATACTATACTCCAGGATGCTCCTGATTCTACGGTGACCGTGAAACCTGTGTTCACCGTTATCGGACCAGCAGTCATTCCATTAGCATATTCATCACCATTATTTGCTGTAGGACCAATAGTAAGATTCTCTCCAATAGTATTGGGATTTGTTCTAACAACACTATCAGTTCCTATAGCGGGTCCACCACCAGATACAGATGCCCAACCTGCACTTCCAGTTCCATCATCTGCTTTATAAATTTCTGCAGCGTCTAATGTAGTATTAAATCTTAGTGTTCCTACACTAACACTTGTTGGTCTTTGAGCAGTAGTACCTGAAGGTAATCTGAAAACACTATTAGTGTTTAGAAAACTCAAAGTTGTTATAATTGCTGCTGTTGAAGTGGAGATCTGATTTCCACTAATCCTAGATATTGCCATAGCGTATTAGAAGATCCTCGCTTATATTTAGATAGGTAATTCGACAATGTGAACAGTGTCTGCTGCTAGAGGAGCATCACCTGATCCAAATGTTACGTTTGTACCACTACATGAGTAGTTAGCAGTTCCAGCAGTAACTTGAGCAGTAGTTCCACCAATTTGTGCAACACCATTTAAGAATACTAATACTGAACTTGCTGTATGTGCTACACCACCTGTGTAAGTAGTAATAGCAAAGTTAAGAGTTGTTCCATCACCAGTATATGTTCTAGTGACATACTTATCAGCAGAAACACCACCTCGACCAGTAACAACCAAATCACCGTCAACTCTTACATTACCATTAACTCTTACTCTTTCTGTTGATTGTGCTGCTTCACCTAAACCAATATTACCTGTTCCATCTGTAGCAATATTAATATTACCAGTATCAGTTAAACCAAATTCTTTCCATGCTTGACCATAATAAATCCATCCAAGAGATAAACCTGGTTGCCAATTAATATCATAAACTAAGTCACCATCAGCAGGAGTATCATACCCTGTGATATTAGAGAAGTCAGGTAAACCATTTGCAAGTCTAGGTGCAAGTAATGTCTGCTTAATAACAGTACCATCTTGGTTAAAGTATGAAATCTTCTTAGACTGTAAGTTACTTGTAAAGGTTGTTAGACCTTGGAATGTAACAGGACCAGCAAAGATAGATTCTAACTGGTTGGATGCTCCACCAATAACAGTTAGTTTATCAGTAAGAACAACCTCAGAGAATGTTTCAATAGTGGTATTTTCTTCACCCACAACATTCAACTGTGCAATATCTTCTGAAGTAACCTGACCTGTAACTGGGTTAATAACCTGGTTACCAATGAATAGGTCACCATTAGAGTTCAATCCTGAATAGAAAGCAACTCCTGCTTCTTCTTTAATACTCTGTGAGAATCTAACTTGGTTCTGTGTAAGAGTTTCAACCTGTGTTTGAGGGAATGCAGTAGAATAGTTTCCTGGTCCGAAACCTAGATACTCAAATGTATGGTTACCAGATCTTAGAATTGAATGTCGTCTAAACTCAACAGCAATAGGATTAACTGTTCCATCATTATTCTCTCTTATATTAATCTTTCTAACTTCCTCATCACCTGCTCTTGCAGTAAGTTCTACACTAGATAATCTATTATTTACAGAGTCATAGTTTGGAGTAGTACCTGGATTTGTCCATCCACTATCACTTAATAAGAACTTAGTTGCTTCCTTAGTTATGGACAACTTAGGATCTTTATTAGGTGGTGTAGCACCATCAGTTGCATTAACCAATCCAATAATTTCATTATCAGCAACAGATACCGATTCAGTTGGGTCTGCTACTGGATTATCTCTATCAAATGTAGGATATACTTCATTAACATTCTGAGAGAACTTCCTATCATTAAAGTTAGAAGTTGAAGGTGCAATAGATGCACAAAGAAGTGTTATGTAATAGATACCATTATTGACACCTCTTTCCCATACTTGAACTACTTCTATATCATACACATAGAAACACTTACTTAAATTAAATGATGTTGTATCACTATTCAAAGGTTGCATTACATAACCAGAAATAGGATCTCTTGGTAATGGATTAGTCTTATCCTTATCAATTTCTAAACGAACACGATATGTTCTATCTTGTAAGTCTCTTGGGTCAGGTATTCTCTTAAGGAATGTAGTAGGTGTAAAGTTAACATTCGCATAAGTTGTTGTGTTAGTATCAAGGACATTATATATTCCATTGTCAGTTGCACTAACAGATAGATACCAACCACCAACTGTTCCTGCAACACCACCAATAGTATATGTTGATTCATCATATTGTAATGGTGAACCATCAGTACCAGCAGCAACACCAGATACACTAGGACCATAAGGTGTAATACTTGCAGATTTAATTTCTGCATCAGTTCCTTGAGATGGAATTAATAGACAGTTAATCTTATCTGCTACTGCACTATTTCCAGTACCATCTTGTCTAGCACCAACTGTATAACCTTGAACTCTTGTAGTTGGTGGTGATGCTTGAACTGTATAACCATAGAGATATAATCTAGTACCAGGAGTTCCACCAACCTGTCCTAATTGTTGGTTAATAGTTCTAGTTCTTTGTATATCAATGTTAACCCAGTTAACAGAAGTCTCTTCACCAAATATAACATTACCAGTAACAGTTGTAGTGTTAACCGTAGATAATGTAACAACTCTTGTATTTACGTTAATATTTTGAATTGTTGTTCCAGCAGCAATACCTGTTCCTGAAACAATCATTCCTTCAATCAAACCATTAACACTACCATCATTAGCAAGTGTAATTGAATTAGCACCATTAGTTCCTGTAGCAGTTGTTGATATAACATTCAGTGCTTTAGGTGGAATAACATGAGTTAATGTACCTGCCTTATCTTTAGAGAATGCTTTCTTCTTAAATCCAGCAGATCTAAGTGCAATACTACCAAAGTTACTATTACTGTTAGTAATTGACATGTCAGCACCATTAAGTGCTGTAAAGTGTCCTTGGAATCCAACAGCGAAAACAGAAACTGCCTGAATAAATGCGTCATTGGATGCCATAATGTGTCTATGACCCCAATCCTTTCTATACTCAGCAAATCCATCTAAGTGAGCACCATCTCCATCAGTTGCTACATCATAGTTACCAGTTGATGCATTAAATCTTACAAATGCTCTATCATCTTTTTGTAGTGACAGTCCAGTAAACTGTGCCACAACCATTGATTTAAAACCAGTTGCCTTATCACCATCAGCGTGCATACCATTCATACCCCACACTGATCTTAGTGATAGGTTGAAAGCATAAGGTGACGCTGAGTCAACAGTATCAATCTCAGTCTTAACAGTTATGTTTGAACCTACAGCATTACCTGTTGGTTCTGATTGCATTTGGTAAGTAAAGACGTTACCAGATGCAGATGTAACCGTGAAAGATCCGTTATAAACTCCTGCGTCTGCTTCAGATGACGGTCCAGTTGATCCAGTAACTCCAGAGATGTTAATGTTAACACCAACAGAGAATCCATGATCTCTTGGGTTATCAAATTCATCAACAGTAACAGCAGTAGCAGTTTGACCGTTTCTTGTTATTTGTAGGACTCTATATTCATCAGAAATAGGACCAACAATTCTATTTTCTTCTACTCTTGCCTGAATCTGGTCAGTATCAGGATCACCAGATGTATCAGGAACAGCAGCAAATGCTTTCGATATTTTTTGATAATAAATTTCTAAGTCTGTTCTCTCTTGAATATTTGCAACAGCAGTATAATCATCTTGAGGTACAGTACCATTAGCAATAAGAGTTGATAATGGATTCAAACCATCAGCAAACTCAAAACATGTAAGTCTATGATGTGAGAACTTAGGTGCTAATGTATCCGTACTATCAGGTTTGTAGTACACACCTTCTTCTGCACCATCAAAGAATGAGAATTGCCAGAAATAAGTACCACCAGTTACTTTGAATAATGCTGAACGAGGTGGAATATCTGCTTCAGTATTAATACCTTTCGCAGCATACGTTGTTGGATAAGGTACATACTTTGGAATTATTTTAGTTCTTCTAAGGTCAGTACCAACAAGAGAACAACCTCTAGGTACAATGACACCACCTTCAACGGAGTTGTATTTGTATAGTACATTACTAGATGATGTGATGTCTAAGTTTGAGTTTGAATCAATAGGGGGAACATTAGTATAAAGAACCTCACCAGGACGATTATCAATAATATATTCAGATGGATAGAGCATGATACTGAAAGCATCAAACTCGTCATTACTTAAACCAACTCTATATGAAAACTTAGCAACTTCTAAAAACGCTCTTTGAATAGTTTTAAAAGGTCGCAGTGCTGAGTTTCCTCTATTATCAATAGCATCAGATGCATCGAAGTCATCTGGGTTGACATATATGATACGTCCAGTTCTGGACGTAATAATATTCTTTAACCTGGTGAGTGCCATTACTTATACTGCCTTTTGATTATTTATGATTGACCAAATATTCTAGTCGTAATTGCATTTGAAGCATCTTCAAAACCAACTAAACTAAATATATTATTTGCTGTTGTTGATTTTACAACAAGTGTTTCACCAGGTCCAACAACTAATGAAGTAACTTTATCTACTTCATTGTTACCAGTAGCATCACCATCAACAAGATAATTAGATACCTCTACTGCTGCAGATGCAACATCAACACTATTAATAGTTGCAGTAGTTCTAGATGCACCGTTTAGTTTAGGAACATCCCTAAACGTATCTGAACCAGAAAAGTCACTAGAATTAAGTCCCTTAATAAACGTCAAAACACTACCAGTATAGTCTCTAACATATCCATAAGCACCAGCAGTTTGACTGGTAATAGTATAAGTAACGCCATCTAAAAGAAAAGTATCAGTATTATCAACGATAGTACCTACTTTATCAAAAACATAAACTCCAGGATAAGTATAAACGGTAGAGAAACTAATGACTCTATCAGTACCACCATAATTAGCATTCGATGCAGTACCTGTTCCACCATCATAATAGAATAACGCTACTGGAGTTGTGCTGTCTCCGAACGCATATTGTACATATGCACCAGAAGAACCAGCAGTACCATTGGTAGTTTTACCAGTAGTATATTCTGTACCATTATCTGCTGTTGTAGAAGCATCACCATCAGGTCCATACTCACCATTAATAGTTTCAGAGATATGAAAGTCTCTACCACTCATGGTTGCATCTGCAACATTAAATCTATAGGTACGATCATCAAAAAGTTGAAAGGTATCTCCACCTCCCATATAAAGATTGTAAACTCCACCAGCAGTTGTAGTTGAGAATGCAAATTCATTATTTGCGGCAGTAATAGCAGGTGATGCTGAGATAGTTGCAGAAGCACCACCAGAAACACCTATACTGTCACCAGCAGCGAATTCAGTTCCAGTTCCATTAAGTGTAGAAGGACCAATATGAAGAAGAGTAGCATCTACACCATATACAACTGCAGTAGTATCGTTAGGAGAAGTACCTTTACTAATTGTATCACCAGAAGAGAATTCCCCAGTTATAGACTCTATAGGAATTGATCTAATAGAAAATACTTTGACAAAAATTTCTGTGAATGGTGGAGTATAAAATGATTCAAATTTAAATGTTTTTTCCTGATCGGTTGTAGTAATTGTATCACCAACAGTAAGTGAACCCGTTGCTGGAATTGGAGTTCCAACTTCGACAACAGAGGATGATATCAAATCACCTGGATGAAGTTTATATGTTGCAGCATCAAGAGTAAATTTTTGATCATAATTCTTTAATGCCACATCATAAGCGGAACCTG